ATCTATTTTATAAATGGGTTTATCAAGTTTAAATAAATTCATGATAAAAGAAGAAATTGTTGATAAAATTTTTTTAATAATATTATTATTACCAAAATTAGCAACATCAAAAATCATTTCTTTAATTTTTTTTGCAATATTTGGATTTAAATAATTCAAACAAAATATTATTAAGAAAACATAAATTACAGACTTTCCAATATCCCATGCAATATTTAATAATTTAGATGAAAACATAAATAAAATAAGTATAATTAATATTGTACCTTTTGAATATGATTCATTTTTTTTTTCCATATATAAAGTATATAAAATTTTTTATCTAAATTTATTATATACTTATGTCATTTAATGAATTAAATGATTATACAAAAAAATATTTAAAATATAAAGCTAAATATCTTTCTTTAAAAAAATTAGAACAAAAATTAAATATGAAAGGAGGTGGTAATAAGACTTTGGCTCTATTTAAAGCAGAATGGTGTGGACACTGTATAGGTTTTAAGGATACATGGAATAAATTAAAAGATGAAAATAAAAATATAAATTTTGTAACTTATGATTCTGAAATAAACAAAGATGAAATTAAAAAATATAAAATAGAAGGATTTCCAACTTTAATTTTATTATCCGATAAAAAAGCAATCGAATATGTCGGACCAAGAAATAAGGAAGCTATCGAAGAATTCATAAATCAATATTAACAATTTCCATAACATTCAATATAATTTTCATCACTGGATGAATCTGATTTTGCATCTAAATTTAAATTAATCAGAGAATTATTTTTATTATTAAAATTAATAAAATTTAGTTTAAAATTATTTATTGATTCTGAAGATTCATCTATATGATTTATACAGTTTACTATTTCATCTATATCTGCAATTTTATTTTGTAAATTATTGTAAATATTAGATATACTATTATATTCATTATTATTTGATAATTTAGCTAAATTAGAAAGCATTATAGATGACTCTTTTATTTCCTTCTTTTTAATTTGATTACATTCTTTTAATAATTTATCTTTACTTTTTAATTGCCATTTCTTATTTTTTTTGTTAAATATATATAATTCAGATTTAGTTGATAGATTTAATAAATTTCTTAGATTATTATTTTTATACATATTATTCATTAAATTTTTATCAACTAACGAATAATAATTATCTAATGATTTTATATCACTCATTTAAATTTATAAAGAATTTTTATTTTATAAATTTAAACTAATTTATTATGAATTATTGGATAATAATATTTGAAGATATAACATGTATGGAAGAAATATTTCATGAACTTTTTTATTAATCTTAATATTTTTTTGTTCATTTTTTTCTACTTCATTTAATAAATTACTATCATATTGTAAAATAAATTCATTATGTAAATCCATTGATATTGCATCTAAATTATTAATTAGATTATTAAATTCTGATAATTTTAGAACATAATCTAAATATTTATCATTATCATTAGATATCTGAGAGTAATTTTTAATTTTACTTAATCTTTCTCCAATATTATTTAATTTTGACTGTAAATTAGTAAATATTTGAGTTTCATTAAAATTTACCGTACTTGATGAACTCTGTTCTTCTTGGTTAAAAGAATTAATATCTTTTACCGTACTCATTATTATTTAATAATACCCAAATCTTTAAGTCCTTCTAGTATATTATCATAATTTTTTCCTTTATTATCTGATTGATTAGATTTATTTTGAGAGCCTCGTTTTAATTCTTCATAAGTCTCAATATAATTTTGTGTTGAATTAATTTTATTAGATTGTATTACTGGATTATTATTTATAACTTTTGTTTGAACTGGTTTATATTGATTATCTTGATTTAATCTTTCTTTTTCTTTTTCCATTATCAATTTCTTTATATCAACTTTATCCAAAGAATTATCTTTACATATTATTAAATCACTTGTATTTGTAATTTTATCAGGTACCTTACCAGTTATTGGGTTATAAATTAAATTAGACATTTCAAATTTAGTGTTATCTCTTTCGACTTCTTTATTTTTTAGTTTAGGTACGATATCTGGATTAAATTTTTCTTTTTTCATTTTGATAAAAATATTGTTCTCCATTATTAAATTATAAAGAATAAAATTTTAAATATATTATTATGGATTTATACGAAATTTTAGAAATCAAATCAAATGCATCAGAAGTTGAAATAAAAAAAGCTTATTTTAGATTAGCTAAAATTTATCACCCAGATAAAAATAATGCTAGTGATGCATCTGAAAAATTTCATAAAATACAAACAGCTTATGATATTTTAATTAATGAAAAAACCAGACAAGAATATACAAAGATGAATCAAACTGATAAATTTAGTTTTGTTAATATTTTGGAGAAAATAATAAAAGATAATTTTGATATTAAAGAATTAAAAAAATATGGAATTAAATTGAATAAAAATGATTTAGAATATTTAGAAACTAATTTTATGAATTTTTTTAATGCTATTAATGTTTCAGAATTATTAGATTTTTTTAAGAAAGGAATTGTTCATAAAAAAAATTTTAATAATATTATCAACTGTTCTGAATCCGATGTAGATGTATTTGATGAAGTTATGGCAGAATATTATTATAGTTTGCCTATTAGTTTTCAAAAAGTATCACCGTTAAATATTAAAATTGACTTGAATATTAAATTAGGTGATATTGCTGTAAAAAATAAAAGGAAAATTAAATTAAAAAGAAATATTAATGGTAAAATAGAAACAACAACTTTTATTTTTAATCTTGAAACACCTTATGTAGTTTTTATAGGTGCAGGTGATTGTAAAGATCAAGAATATGGTAATCTGATTATAAAACTAAATTTACCAAGTAACTTATATTGGAATGAAAATTTAATTTTAATAGAACAATCAATGAGTTTATATGAAATGATTTATGGTATGGATATTTGTTTAGATTTAGGTGAAGGAAAAAAAATAAATATACAAAATTGGGTACCAAGTAGAGATGGATTCTTAGTTGAAATATCTAATAATAATAAAAATATAGAATCCAATATTATTTTAAATAATTATAGTTTAACAATAAAATTATTTTTAAATTATGAAGATAATCAAGAAAAAGAAGAAATATTAAAACAATATTTTTCCTAATCTAAATTAATAAATGTCTTGGTCTGAATTTACATTAGATAATATTAATTGTATAAAATCTACATTATATAATTTATCAAATGATTCAAAATTATTAATTTCAATAAAATTAGAAAGAGATAAAATACAAAAATTTATAAAAGATAATATTATTAATATTACTGTAAAAAAACTTGAATTAAATGATTCAAAAAAGTTAGAAAAAAAATTAATAGAATTTTCTAATCCTAATTGGGTTGATAAAAAGTCATTAGTGGAAAATTTTCCAACACTTGATGAAAATTATTTAGTAACTTGGTTTAGTGTTAATAACTCAAATCAAATTAATAAAATTAATATTAAATGTAATAATAAGAAAATTAAATTCTTACTTGATAGAATTAATTTAATTATTTATTTTTTGGAATACATAAGAATGAAATCAGAAAATCAAGATGATGCATTGGATATATACATGGTTTTATCTGATTTGGTAAAAATTTTTCCAGAAAATAATAAAACAATAGGTATTAAAAATGCAAATACAGGTTATACTGATTTTCAAAAAAAAATTATATTTATTTGGAGATTTGAAGAACATATCAAAGTTTTATTTCACGAAGCAATCCATTTTTTTGGTCTTGATAAACACGATCATCATGTTGATCACATTGCTGATATCGATGGACCACATATTTACAATGAAGCAATTACTGATGTTTTAGGAATATATTATCATATAATATTTTTATCATTAATTACCAGAGTAAAAATAAAAACATTACTAGAATTAGAGTTATCATTCATTAGAAATCAAGCTATGACATTAAATGATCATTTTGGATTAGGTAATTGGAAAGACAAACCTAAGAAAGTTATTAAACAATCTACAGCAGCCTTTTCATATTATATACTCAAATATCTTATATTCGAATGGTTAATAGATAATAATTTTGATGAATCTGTAAATTATAATGACTTGCTAAAAAAATCATTAGTTAGAGGCTTTATTATAAAACCTTATGTTAAAATTAAATCATCTAGAATGAGCTTGTTGCAATTAGAATAAATTATACTTCTAATTCTATTTCATTAGTTAAATCTTTGTCGACTTTTTTACGATTATTATAAATAATTAGTTTTATATCCTTCTTTTTAAGTTCCTTATAAGCCGGATCATTATCTATTTTCTCTTTAACTATTTCTATTATTTCTTTTGTTTTTTCATCAAGATCATTTTCTAGTTCATCATAAAATGAACTTAAATCACACATACGTTCATCAATTATATCTTCTAATAAATCATTTTTATCAACTGTTATAAACTGTTTCTTCTTCTTATCAAATTTATAAGCTAGTGTATTTTGGGTGTTAGTAATTAAAATATTTTTAAACTGAGGGTACTTATCATTAAAATGTGTATATTCAACAAGATGAGGTAGACTACAGTATCTATATTTAAGAATAGACATTTTTTCTTTTCTGCTAAATACATCTGCAAGATTCTCATGACCTAGAGCAATAATATTATATGTATTGTTAACAGTACCATTGTTAATTGTTTCATTAATTGTATTATGATCACCACTTAAATTAAGTTGTTTATTAATCTTTTGAAGTGTTTTAGGATGAACTTTACAGTTTTTATTTAATAAATCTGTTAATATAGATTTCACTTCTTTCATTTCTTCTGATTGTTTTTCAATAATTAATTTTAATTTATTATTTTCATTTAATAAACTATCTTTATTTATTTTGGCTTTACATCTAAAATTAATATGTCTATTTAAATTATCTATACGGCTAAATGTTTTATTGCAATACTTACATGATAAATTATTTAAATTTGTTGTTGATAAAACAGATGGAGTTGTATTGGAGGTTTCCGGAGTTATTGTTTCTACATTTGGAGGTTTTAACTGTTTTTTGGAGTTATTGTTTCCATGATATTTAATGTTGTGTTTCCATATACCATCTCTATTTTTATATGTTTTATTACATATTTCACATAAATATACATCATTATTATTTTTAGTTTTTCTTTCCATAAGTATAATTATAATATATTATCTTATATATTTTTTTAAATGGAAACATATTTCCACCGTTTCCAACTTATATTCAACCAAGACCCAGAGAGAGAGGGGAGTTAAAAAATATTTTATTTCTAAAAAAATTTTGGTAATAAAGTAATTTAATATTTTCAAAAATTATTATTATTAAATAAACATATTCATTTAATAATATAAATTAAACATCAACTTCTTTCTCTTCTTTCTTTGGATAGAAGGTCTTGAGGAATGATTGGAATTCAGTAAATTTAATTACCTTACCATCACCTTCTTTACCAAGACCTAGAGCTTTAGCTGTTGCCTTGTCAAGAGTAGTGTTTTGACCATCTTTAAGCTTGAGTTCAGTAAATTTATTATTTAATGCACTCATAACTTTGGGACGAGCCATACTTGCACCTTCTTCAAGTCCAAGAAATTTAGCCAAAACTTCAGGAACAGGTTGTTCTTTATTAAAACCACCGTTTACATTACCTTTACGCTTGGGTTTAGATTTAATAGCTTTATTTACTTCATCAGTATGAGTCTTGCTCAATACTTTTACAATTGCATTGCACTGACGTTCATAATCATTTCGAACTTTTTCACGAGATTTAAGTTGTTTTTCAAGTTCATTAATTTCTTTGTTAACATCTTTGATATCGCCACGAAGAGCTTCTAATTTTTTAGTTAATTCTTCAAAAGATTCTTTAGTTTTCTTTTCTTTTGTTTTCTTTTCGACTGCTTCATCTTCTGAATCAGATGATTCAGAATCAGAATCAACTTCTTCATCTTCATCAGAGTGTTCTTCAACTACTTCAGCTTTCTTAGTTGGTTTTGTTGATTTAGTCTCTTTAACTTCATCATCAGAAGATTCAACTACTTTTTTGCCTTTGGTTGTTTTCAAAACAGGTTGAGGCTCTTCATCTTCAGATTCAACATCTTTTTTGGTATTCTTAGCTTTTGAAACTTTGGCATCGCTTGTATCCTTAGTATTTTTAGATGGCATTATAATAAAGAATTAGAGTTTAATAAATTATTTTATCAATTTTTTTTATGATATTAATAGAAATTAAAAGAAACCACTATTTTATCGGCTTTAGATTCATGAAATGACATTGAACTTGAATCAGATGATATATAATTAGTATTCGATATATAAGTGTTACATATAGAAGCTGGTTTAACAAATTTTTTAATTTTTGAACATTTTTTTGATTTTTTTTTATCGTTTTTATTTTTTTTATTCATATCCAATTCTATTAAATCATGATTTAAATTTATATATTCGTAAATTTTTTTGGATATAAACCACTTAAAAAAATTTAATTGTCCAATTGTTGTTATTACACAATTATCACCAATAAAATATGGTATTCTATCACCTCTACTAAAAGGATCAAAATGCTTTTTTTGATATGCTTTCAACTGTTGTTTATAAGATGTATGAACATTAAAAATTTGCTCAATATCATTTTCTTTTAATTTATAATTTGTTTTATTATGTTTAGAATATTTAGTAATAAAATAATCAATTAATCTAATTGATATTTTAGATTCATAATTTAAAATTGGAATAAATAAATTTATATTTTGATTATCTTCATAAAATTTTTCTAGGGATTTAATAATCATATTTTCTTGAGAACTAATTTGAATATTTTTAAAAACCTCATTATTTAATTTTGTTGATTCTAAAATTAACATTCAGAATTTTGATATAATAAGATTAGTTATATTGTCTTTAAACCTTTAAAATAATTTAATTATTTTAAAGTTTTTTATTTTTAATCTGATGTTTCTGCATCAATATTACTAGATTCGTAACTATCACTACTTGATAATTTAGTTCCTAAATTAATATCTAAATTATTTATTTTTTCAGATTCCACAGATATTTCAAAATCAGCTTGTAGATCTCTTATTAAATTATCAACTTCTAATTGAGATGTAGAATCAGCACTAGTTTTATTTTTAAAATTATTATGAATATTCATGAATATATTATTATTAACTTCCGTGTCAGGAACATCAAAATCATCTCCTTCGTCAGAATCTTCTATAAATTTATAATTATAAATTTCTTTTGGTGTAAATGAAATCAAAATTGGTCGGAGAAAAATACCAAA